CACGAGCTAATAAACAACTTGCAACTTCATTTCCTTCGTACATATTGTCTCTTAACGGATTCTGTCTTGAGTTCCAATTAGATATTAATTCTATTTTATCCTCACTCAAAAAATATTTATCATCTACATCACTTTCAAGTACGTCTTTCAATCGTTTATTTAAATGCTCTTCTTTTGGAAATTGAAAAATATTGTCTTGATCATCCCGAATTCCAATTAAAAAAACACGTTCACGATTTTGTGGAACTCCGTGATGCTTTGCGTTCAATACTTTCCAATAGATATGATACGGAACTGAATCTTCATATGGAAATATTACTGGAACTCCATTGACTGATTTTCCTCCCAACATATTCACCCATTCTTGAAACGTTTTACCATTGTCATCAGAAAGCAATCCTTTGACATTCTCAAAAATGAAAAAACGTGGTTTGTTTACTTGGATGAATTCGTGAGAATTAAAAAACAAAATCCCTCTTTTATCGTCTTTTCCTAATCTCTTCCCGGCTAAACTAAATGCCTGACAAGGTGGCGATGTCATATAAACATCTAAACTTTCTTTTGGTATCTGACGTTTATAAACATTTGTCGGATAGTATTCCGGTTCTCCGTAATTGTGAATGAATGTTTGCCGTGCGTATTTATCCATATCACAAGCGAATATTTCTTTGTATTCGATGCCTAATCTAATCAATGCTTGATTAAATGCGCCTACACCACTAAAGTCTGATCCTACAGTTATCATATCCTTTCAACTTTCTTGATTAACGGAGGCCACATATCAGCTTTCTTGATTGCATCCTCCTTGCAGTTTGCTTTAATTGTCTTGTATCCAAGCTGCCATCCCGATGGCCCTTTGAACTTATACGTTATCTTCCACATCTGTAAGTCTGATATAAAGGCCGAAGGCCATTAGTACTGTGATTGTGATAGCCACTCCAATCCATCCGGTAAAGTACCAGAGTAAAGTCCAAAATGTGATTCCTATTGCGAGCCCTCCTAACATCAGAGCCAATAATTTTAATTTTGCTTTCATCTTAGTACTCTTTTGCCTTGCACAAAGCAAGATATAGTTCTGTATTAAATGATCCATCTTTTTTCCACCAGGTGATCATACTTCTCACTGGAGTTCTAAATGGAGTGAATCTATTCTCCATCTGTTTCTTCTGCTGTTTCTTTTTCATAGCCTGTTCCGTTACATTTATCACATTTCACTTCTTCGTAGCATCCTCCGCAGCACATGCTTGCAGGCATACTGCAGTTAGGTCCAATCTTTACGCGACCTTCACCTTCGCACCATTCGCACATTACTGTATACATAGCCTTGAGATTTCACCGGTTATCAATGAGTAGCTCTTTAGCAGCATCTTGATCTTATCCTCAGAGAGTTCAATCTTTGCTTTGTTCTCAAGCAGTTCGTTTCTGTTGCACATAGGGATGATCCATGCATCACGCAGTCCGATAAGTCTCTTGAGCTCATCTTGCTCATCAGAGATCTTGTCCCATAGGTCCATCCGTATGGACTCCATGTTCTCAATTTGTTCTAGTTTGTTTATCATAGCTGTTATGTTTTGAGCTTCAAAGATAGCTATAGTTTTTATATGTGCAAATTTTTATGAACATATTTTAACATAAAAAGAAAACCCCCACATTTCTGTGAGGGCTAACTACTATGATAAAAGCTATTCGGCAACAGCTCGGTAAAGTTACAATAATTTTATTAATGATACTATTTCTATAGCTTCTTGTTCAGCCCAGGTGATAAGTTCTTCCTCATCCTTATGCAGCTCAAATGACATGTGCATCATCTCATGCATGACCAAAGCTGTAGTATGAACATCATCAGTACACCTGGATAGATTGATGAATACAAAGTGCTTGCCATCCTTTGGAGATACATTGCACCATCCTGCTATATAAGCCTGCTCAGTATTATTAAGATGATCCTTGCAATCAAAGACATTAAGGCCATGCATATAGTCTACATCAAAATAGTCAAATACATCACATGGACATTCACTCATGAGCAGCAAGTACTGCCCTCTGTCATATTCATACATTCTGATAGATTGTACCTTTCTTGCCTTTGATGGCTTTTAATACTTGCTTTCTATTCTTGGAGCTATAGCTATAGCTTACATGTACCCAGTCAGGATTGCTATCTGTTCCAAACTCCCAGATAAGCTGATCAAACTCAAGATTATCCTTGATATAATCAAAGATCTGTTTGTTGGTGATCTTACCATATCGATCAGAATCTAGGTCCATTGCCTCTCCTCTGCAATGCTGACTTGAGCTTGCGCCCTTAATTGCTCGGTTAAGTGCTAGGGATCTATAGCCTGATGAGATATGAATAGGCACAGTGAAGTGCTCACGTACCTTCTGGAAGACTTTCTCGCATAGTAACTTTGCAGATGCCAGGTGAACTGCATCCTTGATAGTATTATCTATTCCGTTACGCTTAGCTGTATCAGAATGACAGAACTCTTCAAGAGATACATTCTTACTTAGCTGCATCCTCTTTAGTCAATTGGCTTAATGTAGCAGTGACAGATCCTACAGCTATCATATAGCCTCCGGCTGTTATCAATGCAGCAGGCAATGCCACTGGAGCTGCTATAATAGCACCACCGATCACACCGAATGCGATACCTATCTTCTGGACCTTCTTCCAAAAGTCTGGAGTCTTAGACTGCCATCTTTCTTTTAAATTCATATCTTGTTTCTTTGGGGATGATTGCTTCAGTAGATGCTTGAAAAGTTTCTTTTCCTTTCTTTTCTCTTTCCGAAGCTTGATTCTTGTACGAAGATTCTTGAAGGCACTCATATAGTCTCTGTTCTACTCTTTCGATTTTTTCATCTTGTTTCAGCATTCGGTTATTCAACCAAAAAACGCACAAACAAAGCAAGGCTGTGATGCCATGCTTTTTCAACAGTGTTGCCATACTTACTGGATCCATACTATAATATGGAATCTTGTTTCAGTAGAAATACGTAGTATTAATAAATTTTATTCAGAATAAATATGTCACTATAGATGTTGTTTCCTGTAGCAGCAGCTCCCCATTGAGCTGTTACATTTAATATATTGGAAATTGTTGTATCAAAAGTTGTGCTGTTCACTGAATTGAATCCAAATCCTTGAACAGATGCGTTATTTGTTTTTGTATAATGAAATGCTCCTAAAGTTACAATGGATGCTACACCAGATGCACCAATAGTTCTAATTGTAAAATCAATATTTAAAGACCACACATCATTAATAACACTACTTCCTAAATTCTGTAAACCACTATCTAAAAGAACAATAGATCCTGCTTTAACTCTAATGGTAATATTTTGATTATTAGTAGCATTCATTACACCACCAAACACAGCCCTAAAGCTATCTCCTACTTGAAATGTATTTGCCGGTATAGTTAATGTACCTACACCACCATTGATGAGACTACTTTCTACAGTCGTATTAGTAATTATAGTGCTGTTTGCACTTTGAGCAAACAAGCCATAGGAGTTTGTGGATGGAACACCTGGTATAGTTACCACAGTCTCACCTCCAGTATCAGCTGCTGTCACTCCGCTGCCTGCAAATTTTAATACTGATCTTTGAGTCAGAGCTGTGCTTTCATCCTTTACTGTCTTGTACCCTGTACTAGTTACGTTGATAGTTGTAGTTGCCATCAGATTAAATTGATATTTATTGTTTGTGCCTCTCCAGTACTGAGAGTGAATTCATCCTCTTGTACTCCATCCACGTTGATAATGTAATGCGTAAAGCAATCACATTCATCTGATGGACCTGGAGCTCCATTCTCAAAGTCATAGTTGTCATAAGGTATGTCACACCAGTTCTCATCATCAAATACATTCAAGCTGATGACCATAGTCCATCCTGCGACCATGTCCTGACCTCTGTTGATAAATGGATCTGTTGAGATCTCAGCTGTGACATCAGCAAACTCAGTCCAATGATATTGCTGCATGGTAGTCTTGATATCATTACAGATAAGCAAGCAATCTGAATGGACCTCATTGATCTGCCTATACTCAGAATGATTGTACTTGTCACAGATAGTCAATCCTATATTAACGCGAACAAACCCGGCACCCATCCCTCCAGGCTGCACAGTTGCCACACAAAGCGGATATGTAGCAGCATCTCTTGAGATGGCATCTAAGAACTCTCCTTGAAAAAAACTACCGTTTAACTGCCTGTGTTGATCCGCGATCAGCTTCAGCTCGGCCATTATTTGATTTAGAGTCCTTTCCATTTAGATATTGCTTGAGTTTGTCTATCTGTTTCTTTGTCGCTTTGAACTGCTTCATACTATCCAATTGATTGGCTTATAACCAGTATGGTCTTTACTTACGCTCTCATTACATTCATTGTCATCACAGCAGATGATGTACTCCGGATACTTTACTCCGTTATCATCCTTGAGATAACCTATTAAACGCTCTTTGTAAAAGTACGCATCTTTTCTCAGCATGTTACGCAGATTGGCTGTATTCTCATCTGTGTTAGGAGTCATAGTCTCATCATCTTGACGGCCTACAGCTTTATTGGTAAGCTTCTCATTAAGTAATGATGCAGCTCTATAATCAACGAATGCAACCAGACAAGGCACCACATAGTTATTCATTAGATCAAGATAGTCCTGTGTCCAGGTATTTGTCTCAACGCGAGTGAGCAATGCCTTGTATAAAGGAGTACCAAGAGCAGGCTGTATATGCATGTCTTGTGATCTCTTGATACATACTGCGAGGATCTTAGTATCCGTATTGCTATGGATGAGACCTAGTTTCTTTAGATTCTCTACTGATAGAAGGTAATTCATGATCTTTTTACTACTAATTGTTGTACCCAAATATGACGGCAGTATGGAGTAGATGCGCCTGTATCAGGGTTTGTATACCATCCTCCTCTATATTTCCACGCATCTCTTCCAACCCTTGAGCTGATAGTATTGATATCATCCCTGGTATATAAACGCTTTAAATCAAGTAATCTCAAACAAAAGTCTCTGCTCTTGGTAATTACCGGAGGAACACCTGGTCTCTCCTGGTAACTATACACTACCATAAACCGATCAACCGGAGCAGGCTTTTGTTCACTCACTTGCTTTCCCATTTCACTCACCTCTCCATCCTCATAGATGCCAAGGTCCACGAACTTTGATATAGTCTTTGCAATCTGCTCTATAGTTGCGCCAGTAGCCTTGGAGATAGAAGTGCTGTCCTCTCCATTGGCAAGCATTGAGAGTATGTTTCTATCAAGATCAGTCATCTGTAGCTGTATCTCACCAATAGTTGCAAACATCATGTCCTCACGCTTGAAGACCTCATCAGATGGAGTATCCCATTCGATGACCTCGCTCTTCAGAACAAAGTATTCATCAGCATTGAAACCATACTCACCGAAGATACCTATCTCATCCTTGCTGAATGTATGCTTGCCATCACAGCTCTGTACTAAAGATACTGGAAGGCCCACTATTCTGCGAGCTTGCTCTTCATTGATAGCAGGGAACGATGCCAGGATCAAATGCATGGCAGCATCAGGTAAGATCTTGCCTTCTTTAATGCTTGCAGCTATGTCTAACAGTGATGATATCTGTCCTGCACTCATGGCAGTATCTACGGGAGCTACTGGAGCTGCAGACGGAGTTGCCTCACTTACCCCGATTGGCTTCACATCTACAAGCTTCAGCACTCCTAATGATCCTGATAGTTTAGCCATGTAGTTAATCATCCACTCAATCTGTTTCTGACGGCTTTCTACATAGGTCTTCTTGTATATCTCAAATAGTGAATCTGACTCAGCTGCGTTGAATGATCCCTGTGGTGCAATACCAAAAAGAGAAGGAGCTACCACTGAGTGAGCTACAAGTATATTCTGTTGCACTGATTTCTCAGACATCTGATATCTCTCATGCAAGTTGTTACCACTGAGAGGCAATACTGTTGGAGCCTCTTCTGCTCCATTGCTGAATGTGATGATTATCTCTCCTGCATCCTCAACAGATTGAGTACGGCCTTTGATCTGATCTCTTATTTTACGCTCTTCTTCAGCTGTCTCTGGGTAACCATTAGCCAAGTTGATAAGAGTACCCGCCTTGAATCCGTTCTGTATCTCATACATGTTAAATTTAGAGATGTCCACATCAGTCTGAATAGCTGTGATACCACCATAGTACGGAGGCTTTGGATAGATCCCTTTCTCACCCTTAGCTTGCTTAGCAGCATCCTTATAGTAAAGGATAAATGATCCTGTTCTGTTCTTCTCATCAAGAGCAGGATAATGTCTGAAGTTCGTTGTCTCTGGAGTTTGCTGCAATGACGACCAATCATCTGATACATAGTATAAACGCTCATCCTCACTCATTCTAATAGCATCTATTGCGATATACTCCCATCTTACCACGCGAGATCCTTCTCTATTCCAGGTACCAATCACTGCCATACCACCAAACAGCTCAAAGTCAAAGGTCATTCGCTGAGCTATCTCATTCATGTCGAAGTCAGCGAAACTATTAGCTAAGAACTGAGTAGCATCACCAGATACAGTCTGCAATCCTCCTCCTGCTATGTAGTAGGTCTTGTTCTTCAATATACCCTGGTGCCAAGCACTACCCTGTAGCAGCTCTATCAAAAAGAAAGGATAGTCATTTTTCTTGCCCCATTTCATGAAGCCTCGCTGCCTGTCCTTCTCTTCTACTGGCTTTTGATACTCTTTGCTCAGTGATATACTTGTCAGCTTATTCATAGATGTTATTTACTATTGTTGTGGTATACTCATTCGCAGGGCTACTAGTCTCATAAATATGCGCTCTACCTTCCTCACATAGAGATGTGGCAAGCGCAGGATCCAAGTTGCTAGAACTGTTCTGCTCATATATCTTATAGGTATAGTATCCAGCATATGGGAATGTAAGGTCTACACCATCAGTTAATTCAAATTCATCATACCTTGCAGTGCCGGTACTTATATTAGTAAGGATGCAGTATACCTTTTCAAAGGACTGCTCATGCATAAACTCAAATAGCCAGTATGGACTATTCAGAGTCTTCAGCTCTGTCACTGTCACTATCAGTGTGCTTGTCTGATTCCTTTCTAATCTTAGCATCTTCCTTCTTTATTACTTTAATCTTTGGCTCTGTTGCATCAAAGATATGTAAAAGACCTAACTTGATGTATAGGTCCTCTTTGCCTTCTTCAATCACAAAGTATCTATTGAGCACCTGGCTCTTTACTTTGGATCCTATTAAATGCTTTTTTAATTTCATAGTGCTAATTTACAAAAAAAGGGAAAGGGAACACCCCTCTCCCTTCTTATGATGGAAAACAGCTATTAAACAGCTGGAGATTGCTGAGTCAATAAGTTAGTGATGATAGTAGGATCTACATCAGGCACCTCATTATTCTCTAGTCCTGCCAAGACAATTACATGCCCCATTCTGTCTGATTTCAATACTCCAGATGAATACTCAGATGCATCATTAACTTGGAGACCTTCATCAAGACCAAGGGCAACATAAGTGCCATCAGCTTTCTCAACCAAACACACAACCTCATTCTGTGCAAGAAGGTGAATCTCTGCGCGGAGCTCCTTTGTGTCTGATGCTAGGATCATATTCAAAGTTTGCTCATACCAAAGAGTACCGTTCTCTTTATTCACTCGAATAGGTGCAGTGTAGGATGACAGATTGCTTTTCAGCTTGTACTGGAATACCTCACCAGTGACAGTCAATGTTGTGATCTCATTGTTTGTCAAAGTTGGTCCAGTTGCAATTGCGCTAAGTGGGAATAAGATCACAGACTTGATACCACCTTTTCCGTTGGTACATGTTCTGTCATTGTATCCCGTTGTCATATTACAGCTCACGATTCTTTGCTTTAAAAGTTTATGAAAAGGGAGACCGAAGTCTCCCGGTTAATTTTAGTTAGGTGAACCAGTTCCGTTCCACACACCGATCTGATCCAAGAATGGAACCTGAACTCCTGCGCGGAATTTAGAACGTACATAGATCACATCATCATCCTGAGAGTACCACAAGTCATAGTTATCGAAGTCTGAAGTCAAGTCAGTTCCGAATACGAAATGAGTAGCACGACCAGTGTAGATGTTATCAAGACCATTCAATCCTGGTACTTTAACCACTCGCATGTCAGTTCCTGGCACGATGATCTCCTCCATTGTAGCGATCTGTGCAGGGCTGTAATGGAAGAAGTTTAAGTCTACCAAGTTCTTCATCAAGAAGTTGAAGTTCTCACGACCAGCGAAGCATACAAAGTCAGTTGACTCAGCTACAGCCTCAGGAGTATTAGAGAAACACTCATAGAATACATCATATGCATTAGATGCATCAATGCTAGCAGTAGCTGAAGTATTCAAGTTAACACATCCGTTACCAGTAGTCAAGAACTGACGGTATCCGTTCATCCACTGAAGGTTACCAGTACCAGTTGCTTTGTTACCTTTCCAGATTAACTTGTCAAGCTCAAGAGCGTGAAGTTGCAAAAGGTAGTTAGTGATCTGTGCTTCAAACGGCAAGGACTTATCTTCAGCTGATGCACCTGGAGCAAGAGCTAACTGTGTCCAAAGACCATCAAGGTCTTTCTGGCAGAATCTCTTCATGTATCCAAGAGTCTCAACCGCGATAGCGCGATCTGTGAATACTGTGTCACCATCAGGGGACATTTCACAGTCTCCAGCTTGGTAAACGATTGAATCATCAAGAAGTTTGATCTCTTGAGATCCTTTAACACCTTCTTGAATTGTAATGTAGCGAAGCGTTTTAGCTTCAGTGACTGAACGTGTGATCAGGTCCTCTCTTTGCTCATCTACATAAGCAGCAAGGCCAGATACATCATAGTCAAATTTCGATTTGATGAATTTTTTTAGTGACATCTTATCCTTTTATTTGCGATTTTAAAAATACTTGTCTAGCAGTCAGGGAGCTAGTTACCCGTGAGAATTTTTCACCTTCTGTAGTGCCATTAGATGGAGCTGACTTGAATGCATCGAATTCTGATTTCATTGCGCTCATCTCTGTGCGTAGTGTCTCATTGTCGCTCACAATAGTTTGGATCATTTCTCCTAGGCTTTCGACTACCTTAGAGAATGCCTCCATCTTTGTGGATACGATTGATTCCACTTGCGCAGCACTTAAAGCTTCTGGAGCTACCTCTTCAGCAGCTGCTTCTTCTGCATTAATAGCTGCGATCACTGCTGTAGCGAGATCATAAGCCTGGTCCATCTCTAGTCCAAGTTGTGCAGCTAATACCTCAGAAGCTTTCTCCAAAGCTGCAGGCATCTCCTCAGCGTCAATAGCTTCGAATGCTGATGCTGCCTCAGGACTAGCTGCTGCACGCTCATCAATAATCTCTACTACTACACCACTTGCATCTGTGATGATGCTAACTCCTTCCATCTCACCACCAAGTGCATGAGTACCTTCGGGAGCAGGGATCTGCTCACCATCAGCAACAACATATACCTGTGTGCCAACAGCAAGATCTCCCTCATATGCGATTGCAGTACCATCCATAAGAACTCCCTCTCCAAAAGCTTGAGGAGAAGAGGAGAACATAGATTTCATCTCTGCAATAGCATCCATTACTTTCTTGAAGTTTTCGTTCATCTTTACTGTGTTTATTTATTATGTTTACTTGTTCCAATTACCTTACGTAGATCTTCAAGCGCAGTGAATATCTGCTTCATCATCTCAGTCTCTACAGTTCTACTTGTCTCACTTAGATAGAAGGATCCCTCAATACTGAATCCTGTCCACTCCCCTGCCTTAGCCTTCTGCCATATATCATCATTGAGGACCTTATAGCTAACTATCCAGGATCCGTCATTCACATCATGGAAACGCTCTGGCTTAGTGAATCCTTTCTCCTCATCTACCTGGTAGCTGTGAATCATATAAATGCCATCCACTACCTTTCCTGCATTGTGCTCCAAGTTCACGTTATTAAAGTTTTGCCTGCGAGCATAGTCAACGATGATATTCTTGATTGCCTCTTTAGTGAATACTACATAGTATTCCTCATTGCTGTTCTCATCATACCGGTAGATAGGAGTATCAGCAGAGATAGCCACACCAGTGATAACTCGCTCCTCTTCATTGAACTGGTAACGCTTGGCCTTGCTGAAGGTCTGATAGCTTATCTCATGAGCAGGATCTGCTACAAGTGAATTGAACTCTACAGTTGTTTCTGCCTCATCAAGATCTATATAGATCTCATAGACTGGTAGTTCTCTTTTCATATAAAGAAATATGTATTTTTGTTCCATGAAGTACGTATACCCTTATAGGAGATCATGTAGTAAGTTTGATACTCTGCATCATTCAATAACCTGGCTTAAGCTGTTTGATCCGCAGGCTGAAGTCTACATAGTTGGAGATCCTCATCCGGATGGTATACATATACCTATCTCAACGCTGCCAATCAGAGGCTGCGATGTGACTAATAAGATGATGCACTTTGCCTGGCATTACGCAGGCACCTTCTGCTATATGAATGATGATTTCTTCATTGGTCCGAACTACCGCTTTGATAGAATACTAAGCAATGGAGATCTAGTGATCAATGACCGGCATGCTCCTACGTATCAAGAGGCCATGCAAAACACCATTGACTTTCTCAAGTCAGTAGGCAAACCCATGGTGAACTTTGAATGTCATCAGCCCATACTGATGGACTCAGATAAGCTGATAGGACTCTTTGACCGCATCACATGGAAACAGCATAACCACTTTATCAAGTCAATGTATTTGAATTACTACGGATGCGAGCATACGCTAGGTGAGAATCTCAAAGTAGCCAATGAAATAATAAAGGCCCAGGAGTTCCTGAGCCTATATGGATCCTTTAGCACATCTGATACCTGGTTTAATCAGAAAGCGCAGCGTGAGTACATTACCAAACGCTTAGCTTATTCTGCATAGCCACCTTGTTCTGAGTGCCAGTAATATCAGACTCCAGTACGTATACTACTCCTTGATTGGTCTGTGCTATGAGCTCAGCTGTGTTCTGCTGCTGTGTATTCAAGTTAGCATTCGTACCGGCACCGCCTAATTCCCCTGCTGTAGCTCCTGCTGTCACACCTCCTCCAGTATCAAGAGATGGCGCAGTGCCAGACTGATACTTTTGCGCTGCAATAGCTGCTATCTGCGTAGCTCCAATGATGGAGGCTGATGCAATAGCAGCAATACCGGCAGGAGATGGAGGAGGACCAAACTGAGCAATACCCTTGACTATGGCAGTAGCTGTGTCAATAGCTACCTGAGCAATGCGCAAAGCCTTGTCTCTTTCAAACTGCTGTTTCTTGATCTTCTCTACCTCATTAAAGTTCTTGAGCTCTATGGCATACTTAGCAGATGCATATTTCTTGTCAATCATCTCACGCTGCTCTGCTGTCAAGCTGCTACTGCTAAGCTCTGCCTCATGCTGTTTCTCTAGTGTAGCTATCTGATCATCTGCAGCTGCCTGAGCATTCTCCATCCTGGCATTCTGCAAGTCATTCACTGCTGTGTTAAATGCGCTGATCTGATCAAAGACCATCTGTGCTGTTTCAAGCATTTGAGTTACACCAGCAAGCTGCTCCTCTCTAGACTTAATCTCTTGCTCCTTGATAGCATCATTCTTGGCCTTATTCAGCTCAACCACTTTCTTGTTGTATTCATCCTCAAGCTTGAGCTGTGCTTGCATGTATTCATCAGCTGTGATCACATTGAGCTGCAGTGCTTCACCAAGTGCTTGGCTCTGCTCTGCTTGCGCATCCTCAAAGTCATATAGCTCACGCTGGAACTCATCAGCCATGAAGCTACGGAAGTTCTTATATAACTCTAGTTTCTTTTGCTCTTGCTCTGCTCTCTTAGCTAGCTCCTCATCAAAAAAACGCTTATTGATAGCAGCTATATCAGCATTGAGTTGTGCAGCCACTGCCTTTTCTAGTTCAGCATTCCCATTAGCTACCTGAAACTTTTCATCATAGCTCATGACAAGCTCCTGGATCTCCTTCTCCCTAGCATCCTTCATCAGTGATACCTCAAGAGCAAACTGCGCATCCATCTGAGATATCCTGTCCTCATTCGCTTTAACTTGTAGATCATAGAGCTCCTTGAGTCTCGCCTTCTCTGCTTCAGCTGCAGCCTTCCTTCTCTCCTTGGCTTTATCTGCTGCCTCCTTCTGTCTGTCAGCCTCTGCCTTATCATTTGCAATACGCAATACAGTCAGATCATCTAGATTCTTCTTGTTCTCAGCATACTGCTCACCAGCTAGTTTCTTATTCTCTTTTATATTCTTCACTAACTGGATAGCTCTATCACTATCTCCTTTACCTAAATCAAAGAGAGTCTGAAGCTCTAACCTATATCCTTTTATCTTCTGATTCTGAAGCTCCAGTATAGCTCTACCTGACTTTAATGCAGCAGCGAGCTTACGCTCTTCCATCTGTTCAGTATTCTTGCCTGCAGCTTGTGACATTCTAATCTCAAGAGTATAGTTGTCCTCTGTAGCCTTCATCTTCTGTCTCTCAGCTGCTATCTTCTTCTTGGTCTGTATCTCAATGATTTCAGTAGTAGTCTGAGCATTCTTAACTGCATTCCTGGTATTAGCATCATCAATGATTCCAAAGAACTCAAGTACTGCAGTCAATCCTTTCATGGACATGACAGTCCTCTCAATGACCTTCCATACCTTATCAAAGTTTTCAATCAAATATCCAACAGCTACCACAATAGCACCAATACCAGTTGTTACCAATGCAGCTCTTAGGATCTTCATGGCATTGGATGCTAGTCCTGTAGCTACAGCTGCTGCCTTCTGACTAGTACTGAATGCTTTTGTCTCAGCGGATGCTATGATAGTAGCCTCACCGACATCCTTGATAGCTCCTGCCTCACGCTCTGCAGTGATAGCAGCTGCTGTGTTTGATTCGCTGAGCTGATTAGTTGCAATATCAAAAGCCCTTGTCTCTGAGGATGCTATGATACTAGCTTCACCGATGTCCTTGATTGCAGCAGCCTCTCGCTCAGATACAACAGCTGCAGCAGCCTCAGTCCTTATCAAGTTTTCAGTAGCTACTATCTGAGTCTGTATCCCCTGGATGGTCCCGTATCTGATAAAGTTCCCTAGCTTGTTGATAGTATTCTGGATACCTGAGAATAGCGCATCCTTCTCCTTGAGCTTGAGCTGTATCTCCTGCAGTGCAGATGCTAGTCCCATAGCAGCCTGTAGCTTGACCATGGTCTGCATGAGTTTCTCATTCTCTACACCTACCAGGGCAAGTGCTGACTGAAACCCACTGAACACACTGACTGCACCGCCTACACTACCCACTAGCCTCTCACCAATAGTCTTGGATGCTCTATCCACGACCATGTCAGTCTCTATCTGCGCCTTCTTATACTTGGCAACCTGGTCAAGCAATTGCTTGTACTCCTTGGATGCTGTATCTCCTGCAAGGGCAAGCTCATAGAGTCTATCTTCAGCCTCACCCATTCTAGCAGTCAACGGCTGCAGCTCACCATATACCTCAGCAAAGGTAGCAGTCACATCTGTCATCCTATGGTCCAGGTTAGTGGATGCGCTTGACAGATCATCAATACTCTTATCAAGATCCTTGATCTCCTGAGTTGCATCTATGAGTCCCTTCTCAAAAGCATTGATCTCAGCTACACTGTTACCAGTATCAACCCTCAGTGTAAATATTGCCTCTTTATTTGCCATGTCTTTATTCAAAAAAAGGCCAGTTGCCCGGCCTTGCTAAGTTAGTTTATTTTAGATTAAATTGGAGGAAACGGAGTCGGCTTAGGCTTGTACTCAATAATCGGCAAGTCCTTAACCCACGCAAAGGTTGGGTTAACATTATACTCCATCTCTTCTACTGAGATTATCCAGTTATCATCTATGTCCTGTATAGGATTGAAATATGAATCATCATCATATAGCTGACCTACCAATTCATCTTTCTGTACTTCTGTTAATAGTCCTACTTGTATCATACGTTACGCCCTAAAGTTGTTTGGAATGTTTGTACTGCTGTGTAGAAGTTAGCTGCTTCAGTATCGTTAAGTCCGTCTCCTATTGAAGCGAAAGCATATTCTCTATTTGCATAAGTAGCGTCATAATTACGCACACCTATGTAATAATTGTTATTAGGTTTTGTTGCGCCTGCTGAACCCGTTGAACTCCCTAATGTAGTACTTCCGTTTTTAATTAGTTTAAAAGCATTTGATGCTGTTCTTGTATTGATATAGTGACCAGTAGAATCTGTATTTGTATGAGTATGGAATGAAGCCATATTCCAATTATACGAAGTGCCACTATATTTTGTTTCTAAATCAACCAACACCGCACCAGCACCCCCACCCATATCAATACCGCCACTAACATTTGTTCTTGAGTAGATAGAAATATGATTGCTATTTATGTCAGATAAATTGTTAAATGGATTGTAATACGTATTTGCATAGCCATTCGTTCCGTTAGGTAATATACCATTAGAACTGTGTGTAACCCCACCATTAAACACCAATCTAAATGCAGCATCTGTATCAAGCGGATTCTTAAGATTCCACTTATGAGACGAGCTCGTGCCTCCTACAAAAGGGTACAAAGCTTTCATCTTGGTCCAAATGCCGTAACCTTTTAGGTCAGTTACTAACGTTTCAATAGCACTCTTCTGTGTGTTGTCAGTAATACCAGCAGCTGTTATGAATGCTTGTGCATCTGCGTCTCCAGATGGCTGTACTAAGTATGGATTGATTATCATACCCATAGCTTATCAGTTTCTGTAACCTATCAATGTAACCTTTAAACCTTTAGCTGTGCCATCACCTATCTGATCAATGTCGATAGTTATCTCTGCATCATCAGCTATGGAAGTATCCGATATAACCGCAGGAGTTGCAGCAGTTGTAGATGTCTTTTCAGTGTTATCTATGGTAAGCTTAGTGCTCAATACTGATGTACCACCCTCATTGATATCTACTGTGAATATACTACCACTCGCCTGAGCTGTGCTTAGTGATGCACGTACACCAGTCAACAGCATAGCATGTGGTGCTCTGAATGTCACCTTCGCTGTGCCTGTAGTCAGTGCAGTAGTCTCATCTGATGCAGCTACCACTATCTCAACAGGGATAGTCTTGGCAAGCTGTGTGCCTGTCATCTTCCTGGATACAAATGCGCCACCTCCACTATCTACTGATACCTCCAATAGGTCCGTAGTTGCCATTCTGTTTGCTGACATTGCAGTCAGCTGCGAAATCTTTAATGCCATTAGTCTTCTGTTATTCGTTGTCTACTATCTTCTGTTATCCTGTTGATCCCATCCTCTGATACTCTGTTGAACATGCTCTTAGCCACGTTCACCGCAGTACTGACAGAATAGTTAACCATACTCATGAATATGCCGTACATGATCAGAGTATTAAAACTACTGAACCAGATACCAAGTCAACACCGCTGAACTTGCGAGCTCCGCTAGCTCTGAGCATAGCTCCTGCCTTTACTGCTGTACCTGGAGTGCTGATCAGATCCGCTTTAATATCCACTCCTGCCACCTTGATGCTGTTGAACACTGTGTCCTCCAAGACAAAGATAGCATCATGCGTGACTGTCTTCTCGTTTGTGTCGTTTACCACGATTGTTCCCTGGCTTGCTACCAGTACCTCTTCCCATTGTGCCATATTACTGTACTCTTCTTATTTGATTATCTTCTGTTTCCCTTGTGTCACTTGGTGCTGCCTTCTCTGACTCTGTGATTCTCCAGTACTTGTTGAGTAGTGGATTGAACGGAGGAATATCAAAGAAAGCAAACAAGCCCTCACTCTTTATTATGCGAATCAGTTCCACTGCTGTAGTCTCATCCTTTCCACTATCCCAGTTCTCTACCTTCTGAAGCCTATATACTACCCCATCTATATTGATTAGATTCCTAAAGTCAAGCTGATTGATCATATCAGGAGTGATCTTGATATAGCAGTTTAGCTGCTTGCCAAACTTACTGACGATCTCCTTCATGAACTGATCATGATAGAAGTATAAGTTCTCAGTAGTATAGGATGCGCCCTCATAGTAGATATAATCAGGCACTCCCCAGTTGAAGTCAAAGGTAGGTGATGACAAGCTGTTGAGATGGCCTACATAGGGATAGTCAGTCTCTGCATGACCAGTACCATTCTCATCTATGTGAGTCCAGTTAGCTGATGTCATTGGACCAAGCTGTACTATAAATGGCTTACCCTTCATCAAGTTTATATCAGATGTGCCATCATCATTAAAGCGCACCTGGAAGGACCTTGGCATGATCAGCCCTGTGTATGTTGTCTCATCTACCGGTATATTCACTAATAGCTTCTGAGAGAATGGGAGCACGAACTCAGTGGTATCCTTGTTGAATTGATTCTGACTGTCTACCAGATAGGATCCATACTGCTCTCCTTGGTCCTGCAGATATGCCTGGTTAAAATAGTCCGTATCATCAGCAAACTTAAACATATACTCCTTGCTCGCAAAGTTCACCGTAGGTATGACCTTTAGTGACTTGCTATAGTCTACCTTATCACTCCAGTTGAGCGCATCAGCTGTGCTGCCATAGAAGTCATTCAATGGCTCTATGTCCAAGATAGTTGGATCATCTGTTGAAGGCTTACAGTATAGATTGAATGCCTGCACAAGTCCCTTGAAGTATGTGGCTCCATCCATATCCGGCAGGAACTCATTGAGCTTGACTGTAGATCCTGGAGAGAATACCTGCTCAAACTTATTCACGTTCACCTCCGCATCTATAGTCTCAATATAGAAGTCAGTTGAGAAAGAGCTTGGATAGTCATCCACTATGATATCACTGTTATAGATGAACACACGGTATCTCATAGTGAAAGTATCATTGATATTGAGATCAATAAGCTTGTTATATGTGAATGCTATAGTACCAGTGACATCACCAGTGGCTCCATCTAGATCTCCCTGGTATACGTTCTCAAATGATATGAGTGCTCCATTGCGATATATCAATAGAGCAAAGTCAAAGCGCAGCCTAGCATCAAGTATACTAGCTCCTGCTATAGTGAAGTCAAAGGTCACATCATGAGTACCTACATACTCAAGCTGATAAAGGCCAGCTGTAGCAGCTTGGAACTTGAATGGAGTCTCTCCAGTCATTTGACTTGATGGATCAGTAACATTATTTACCCATACAGGAGCATTGGAATGCAGATTGATATAGTCAGCCTTATAGTTACCACCTCCACCAAAGTATATGGTGAATCCAGGATCATCTATTTGCAGACCTGTCTGATATATGTATCCTGTAGCTTTATTGACCTCATCATTCTTACATGATAGTGCAGCAGCTTCAGTTGCATCTATGCTAGGAAGATCCCCTCCATCATGAGCTAGTAGCAATCTCTTGAATGTCTGTGATTCAAGGAAAGCTGAGTTCCATGTGATGCCTGCATGAGTGAATAGCCTGCTGAGTATGTCATAGCAGAATACTTGCGGATGTATATGCTCTACGTTGAAGGTGCTAGGAGTAGATCTGTCATAGCCATAGTCAATGAGGCCATAATAGTATCCTACACCATCCCAATTGGCTCCAGTCTTGTTGCTTGTAGGTATGCTATTTACCTTGATAGTGCCGGACCATGTGTCCATCTGATTATCCCTGGTGCAGTCATGGTCATACTCGGACCAGTCAAGCTCATTGATCTTAACTTGGCCCATCTTGATCATGTAGTCTATCTGATCACTGAATAGAACTATATTGAATCTCCAGTCCCCATTCATGTACTCGCAGTCAGTGAGCTGACAGTATCCATTGAACTGCAGTATCCCTTGCTCATAGTAGCGAGCTGTCACCTTCACTGTTGGATCAAAGTCAAAGGAGCTGATGTCACCAGTTATTGACTCAGTCACGCTCAAGCTGAATGCGTTGTACATCAGAAAGAGATTACCCTTGGTGCCAGGTATAGTGATGGTTTTGGAGTTGTTACCCTTACGAGCACTCAGATCCTTGATGTCACTGATATTGTATGTCAGCGGAAAAGGTAAACGCTCATTTAGATCAACCCGGAAGTCATTGATGTATAGTTCCATTATCCTAGCTGGCTGACTTTAGTATATGTTCTATCAATGGTCACTTGCTCCTGCATGAGTCCAAATTTCCTGCGCTGCTTTACTATAGTCTCAGCATTGGTGATATTAACTGGCTCAAAGACTGATGTACCAAAGTCATTCTGCAAATATACTCTTGGTGATTCATATAGTGATCTCACTAGCCAGTTCTGAATGTCTTCATGTATCCAATCTGAATTGAGTATCAGTCTATCCTGCATAAATTTACTCATGGTCATTTGATTGCCATCTGATAAGTTACGCTGATAGTCATCTCCATTCCATCGGCCTGTTGCCCTGGTATATCTGTTGCTCTGGATAGATGTAGAATCCTCAGAGAGTAGAGTGAAGGTAAATGAGTCCCATGCTCCAAATCTATTTAACCAGTGAAGCCTGCGCCTTGAGTATGCGCTGCATGAAGTATCATAGTAAATCTTATACAGCTCAGAGTCCTTACTTGCATCTGCTGTTTGCTTCAGCTGAATGGTATAGTAGTAGCAGTCATTAAAGTCAGCCTGTACCAGTGATGTACCTGATACCAATGATAGAGGACCAACAGATATCATAGGAGTTGATAGCCCAGTACCAAGAAAACCTATCCATGTAGCTGATGCTATCTGAGTATTGGATATATCATAAAGCTTTACGTATCCTGTCAAGTTATCTCCTCCGCTGTTAATTATAGCTAAGAATTTAGCTTCATTATAGCTAACTAAATCACGTTTGTCTCTAGGGAAGTCAGTTAGGAATAAGTCACCCTTTCCTCCAGTATCAAGGTCATAGTCTTGGTAGTCATATTGACTAGGATATAACTCTCCATATCTGAAGGATCCATTCAAAAAGTTTATTCCGCTTGTGTTAGTTGCAGATCCTAGATCAGTTACTGGAGGAGTACCATACTTTTCATATATGATCAAGCTCCATGTATAGTCTGGATTGAGCTCTTGTGAAAGAGTTGCAGCTTCAGGATAATTGCTAGTGGATACAGCTCTACCTATAGTTGATATATTAAACTTAGCTGAATCACCTACCTCTGGATATACCTCATGAGTTGAATGCAGTGCGCCTTCAATATACAGCTCAATAGTGAATGAGAAGTTTGGCTGCGCAGTCTCATCAGACTTGAAAACCCACTCTACATCATTACATATAGGCCAGAATGGTGATGGCTCATTAACGATGGTTATTGCCATGTCTTAGTGTTTTGTGTGAATTTAACCTCGAATATCAGACCAGTCACCTCAGCTATATCATTGCTTATACGCTCAAGTACAGCATCAGTCATCACATTAGCTGTGATATTCCTTGGCTTGATACCATACTTGTTCTTGGTCAAGGTAGCTGATGCATATGCATGACTCATGTCATATCCCTTCCATTGCTTGATAGCTAGAGCATGACTCTTGGTAACGAATGGCAGCTTGAACTTGTAGTTTGTAGGGAATCTTTTCTGACCTATTGGATTGACTCCTTGATCCTGGAACTTATAGTAATCATCCGCTTGTATCTCAAAGTTGAATTGCCCTGTAGGGAAGAACACCACTGACTGAGCAAGAGCTCCAGTGTTGTGTACGTTCTTGTTTATATAGTCCTTGAAGTCATCTGTGACTTGCTGAGCAATGCCTTGTATCAGCTTGCTGTATGCGTTCTCAGGCTGTTGTAGTTCAGATTCAGAGAATCCCAATCCCTCAAGGAAATCAAAGTCAGCCATTCTTCTGTAATATGTAATCTTGTTCCGTCTTTAGCTTGAAGAAGTTCATCCAGAATAGAGTCTTCACGTACGGCTGACGCGTGATGGTATCAACATCCTTACCAAGCTCTTGAGCCAACCTGAGGAGGACTTTTGTCCAGGTAAACCATTCAGAATCTCTGAGAGCTCCTTCTGTAGATTCATGTTCTGATTCATCATCCTCAGAGTCTGTATCCCCAATATAGCGAGCCTCCGCTTCTCTGATTCTTGCAAAAAAAAAGCGAAGTAGTTCAAAAACTCATCACCTGGAAAGGACCTCTTGAAGATCTCCTCCCTAACTTTATTAGGGTTTAACACCTTGCCTCTGTTGTCTTCCTGGCAGTACTCCATCCCTTCCTCTATGTAGCAGATGGCTAATGCCTCGCATGGACTCATAGTGATATCCTCAATGAGCTTCAAGTCTATGATCTGTCCGGTAGTGATATATTCGAAGTTCTTCTCAAAGACATACCGCTTGCCTTCTATCTCAATGGATGCTGCGGGATCTGTTGGTCTGAACTCTGCAAGCATATTGAGCAGCTTCATGCTAAGCTCAAGGATATCATCCACATGTACCTTGCGCACCTGATTCATAGATAGCCCTGTGAATATACTGATCATCTGACAATGGAAGTCAAGCATATTGCTCAATCTGTCATTATTGCCCTTGACTAGTGGAGCCAAGATAAGCCACTTGGTTAGCTGCTCAGGAGTACAGTCCTTGATGCTCTTGGGATAGGATGCTTCAATCTTCTTCATGCTCTTAGTATCTTGTATTGTCCTCTCTTCGCATAGTGCTTACGGCAGTGCCATGCTAAAGCTAGTGAGATCACTCCATCATCATGCAGTCCTATAGGAGCTGAGTACTGAACTGATCTGGTATTCGGATTGTAAATATAAGTAAAATTCTCAAGCTCATCTATCAGCCACTGCTCATCTAGGATCTTGATCTCCTTCTGTTCAAATGCCAGAGCAAGGTCCTCAATGATCACAGGCTTAGTCTTGGATGTGGTAGTGAATGGATTGATTAGGTTACGCAACCTTGATGATAGCATCTCATGGAATATATCTCCCTGGTTATTGACCTCTATCAGAGTCACTGCCTGGTACTTGCGGATCTGTGCCTCTACCTTGTCTATGATCTTGGTCCACTCATCATGTCTCCATCGGCCTACATAGATCATCTGCCCTGCTTCGTTAAGTATGGTCAACACAGTGTAGTCATCAGCTCGGCCTATGTCAACTCCTGCATAGGTCTTGCCTTGAGCAGACCAGGTACCCACGCAGGATCTGATATCCTTGAATAGTCCTGATGCGTTATCAATGAACTCAGCCATGTACTCCTGTCTGAAGATATGATCAGGCAGTGAACGCTTGCGCTCATCAAGCTCCTTGGGATCTATCATGGGATTGTCATAGGAGCTAAAGTGAAAGTACTTGTATCTGTCATCATAGTTCTGTTGCATGCAGATCCTATGGAAGTGATTGCGACCTTTTGGAGTTGAGATGAATATCACCTTCTTACCTTTGACTAGGACAGTAGCAGATAGGACCTCATCCCAAAGCTCAGGTCTAGTGAAGGCCATCTCATCTACTATCATGTAGTGGAAGGTATTACCTCTGATATTATCAGGCCGTTCACCAGAGAAGAATTCAATGGTAGATCCAAAGCCACTGATGATCAGATCAGACTTGTTAAAGTTGAAGAGACCAGAGTTCTGAACAGCTCGCTCCATGTCTGCGAATACCTTCTTGCCCTGCTTATACACCGGAGTCACCCATGCTATCTTACATCCTGGATCATTGATGGCCCAATACAGCAGCTGATTGATCCCTAGCAAGGTCTTGCCAAACTGCCTACCAATATTGAGCGCATAGTACTTATGCTCGCCCTGGTTTATAGCATTGTGAATCGCTCTCTGATTATCATGTGGTTTATATCCTTTAATTGTTGCCATGTTTAAAAGTTAGCGCAGTGCGCTGCGCCACCGGATACCTATCCACTCGTGTTAAGAATTTAAACTGATCAAAGATATAAAAAAGAAACCTGGAAACAAATGTCCCCAGGTCCTAACCTAATCTACTATAACCAAATCAATGATGATCAATTCAGTATCAAATATAATATTTATTCTTCAAAATCAAACTTATCTACATTTTTTTGTTCCAGGTGCTGGCGATCATGCATGCCGAGTCTATTCTTAGCATAGAAAATTCCCTTGCCTTCATTGCCTACAATGTCCACTGCCAGTGACTTAAACAGCTCATCTATCTTTTTGATAGTGTCGGATTTGAGTTTATCATCAGAATTAAGCCAAGTATAGTATGTATCCCTATGAATGCTCTTTTCTTTCCTCACTATTGGGATCCATATTCTCAAGAAATAATCAATAGTAGGAATATGCCTATCTAATATCATGACAATATCTCCCTTGTTGGATATCATTTCACGTTTATGGTTTAAGCACTCATCAATGTAGATGTGAGCTAATTCCTCAAGGTGCAATATGAACTCTTCAGAATAGGCCATTCAGTATTATGTAATTCTGTTCCACTTTTAATATATATTATTATTATTATTATTATTATTATTATTTATTATTGAATTCATTAATCTTTGACTGAGCCCAGTCTTTGGCTGACTTACCACCCCACAGAAGGTATGATATGTATCCGCAATCCTCAGGAGTACCATTCTCAAAGTATTTCTCTGCTCTTGATAGATAGTTGTACATCCGTTTGATTGTCTCAATGGATATCTTCTCTTTATTGGCAAGTTGTTGAGCTCTTACTTTACCCACTTGAGTTGCACACTTATTACCTACTTTTTCATTGAGCTCTATACCACGCTTTGCGTTATTACTCACTGAATCTGGGTAATCATTGTATGAATCCTGGAACTCATGTTTAGCACGCTCCCAAGATGCTTGGCATACTGGATACCTTTGCATGTTTGGGTATTCATCTTTCATCTTCTCATCACCCATGCATCTCTGCATGAATTCATTCTGATTCTCTCCTGGTCTTGGTTTAGGTATTGGCATCACTTACAATATTTAACGTAAAAGGTATATGGTACTACGTTCATCTTAGCGAGTAGCCAGATGAGTGCTTTGTATTTCTTGAATGAGTATCTGTCATACTTGAGTCTAGAGTTTATTCTGAGATTGACTAGAGTCATCAGCTTATCTTCTACGGCTCCAAGTTTACCAAGGTCAAATTCTGACTTATTAGCTAGTTGTTCTCTTGCTTGTGTCTTAGTAAGCTTACCGGATCTCACTTGTGCAGAAAGATATACTATTCGCTTATCAATAGCGAACTTATTAGGAAGCAGCCAGGATCCAACAAACTCAGTGTATACATTCTCACAGTGCTTGCCTCCATAGTCCTGCCATTGGATGAGTCTTTTCATCTCTTGCTCCATGGTTTCTCTGTCAAACCCATAGTGAAATGGCCTGATGTTCTTGATACCTTTTAGGCCATAGAATATCTGATCCTTGAATGTGAATAGAGGATAGTTCTTTAGATCCTTACCGGTATAGTCTCTGTATACTGACTGGATGTATTTTGCATCCATATAGGTCCAATCCTTTGGAGTAGATCCTTCAGTGCGGAAGTCATGTCCGTTGAGGATATATTTGATCTTATACATGTGAGCTGTATGATACATCAGCTTAGTCATGGCAATATCATTGGGGATGTCAGCATCAGGTACTCCTGCATAGAGGAAGGATTCATTCAGCTTGTCATACTCCTCTTTATTGACATGATATACTATGGCATCCACATTGAGCTTGCGGATGAGCATTGTCATGTTATGGATTGCCTCAGGAGCATTCCAGTTGTTATCAAAGTGAATGACTAGAGGCTTAAGTCCCCAGTAACGTACAGCAGTATAGAGTAGTGTTGAGCTGTCAAGGCCACCGGATATCCCCATGATGCAGTCATACTTATTGCCATCTCCTGCTTTGCGTATCTTACGAAGTACATTATTGAGATCATCTGGTATAGCTTTAGACTGGAGCTCATCATGTAGATCACAGTATTCACATTGCTTGTGGGATATATTTGCTATGTCTTCAGTGAAGAGACATCTTGGACATTCTTTCATGCTAGTATAATTTGAAAATAATATTCGTTAATATGTATTCTGTGAACATCATACTCAATGAAGTCCTCAGGTCTTATGTTGCACCAGATATGCTCTGGATCACAATCCTCTGGTTCATCTAATGGAAGAGATAGTACCAGGTACTTGCAATGCTTCAGACATCTGTCAATCACATTGAATGGATCCTCAAGATGCTCCAATGTCTCAGCTATGATGATGACATCATATTCACCAACAGGATCATCTTTGCGTATGTCAAGGAGTTTAATGTAGTCAGCTTTCTCAGCTGCTTTGTTTACTGCAATCATTGAGAAGTCTGATGCTGTGTATATGCATTCAAACTTGCTCTTTATATATTCAGCTCCTATACCGGTACCGCATCCTATCTCTAGGATAGTATTGAATCTGATAGTCTCAAGTATGTCAGTAAGCTGCTCATAGATAATCAGCCTATCATGTTCTACATCTATAGATGCATAGTAATCATCCCAGAACTGCATTGTGTTGGTATTCTGCTTTCCTGTTATTCTGCGCATAGTTCCTTGTTTAAAGTTAATATCTCGGGGAATGACTTGAATAGTTCATACTCTGCTTGATTACCTAATCTCTCTGATGATCCCTTGAGTGATCCTGACCAATGGTCCTCAAATTTATGTTTGTTTCCCCACTTGTGCGTTGAGATACTCAACAGCTTCATGTCAGGATCTTCAAAGATACCTATTGGCGCATCCAATGCCAAGGTCTTTAGCCACATGGACCAATCAAGGCCAGAGTTTAAACGCTTATCGAATGGCATCCAGTTGAGCTTGTTGAGTAGTCTTGTTGATAGTACTCTTCCAATACCTATGGGCTCATATGATCTTGGGCCTTTACCATATCCAAACCAATTCACAGTCCTGATATGTTTCTCTCCTATATCTGTGAAGTGACATCCTAACTTGCCAAGCATATCATACTCTGGCAGCATACTCTCAGCCTCTGTGATATAGTTATCAGATATCCAGTCTGAGGATCCTACAAATATCACTCCTGTGGGCTCATACTTGCGAGCAGCCATAAACCCTGCATTCCACTTAGCACCTAGAGGATCATTGTTTGCTGTGATCCATTCGGCACCTAGTGACAGAGCAAGCTCTTTATCCTGGTGATCATGGCCCATGCATATTACTTTAACTCCTGCATTCTGTAGTCTTGTTACTGTATGCTTTAGCAATGGTCTACGGCCATTCACAGGAATAGGAGCTACTATCATGACTCTAGTGCTTTAATTAGATCTATTTTCTTTGGAGCTTGTCCCATGTCAAGACCTCTCTCTTGTGCTAGGGCTTTCAGCTCATTGTATTTCATTGTCTGGTAGTTGTACTGCTTGACTCCTATGAACTGTATCTTTGCAGGCTTTACCTCTTCATTCTTCTCCTCCTGGATCCATCTGAGTAGATCATTCATGGCATTGCGTATACATGTACCACATCCTTTATTTAATGTGGCATCTCTGTGTATCTTATACCATATTGCCAGATCTTCTTTCAAAGTCTGATTAAGAGCAAAGGATCTGCTCTTCTGATAGCGTAGTGCTTGATGTCTTAATTCTTCAGATATCATCTCTTTAGTATGTTTTTTAGTTTCTTTTCTAAGCTAGTACCTGAGATCTTTCTGCGCAATGTTCTGCTAGTGCTGAGCTCTTGTATTAGTACAGCTCCAATCATGGCAAAGTACATGTCTTTGTCACTCATGATACGCTCTTCTTGTTTTATCTCTTGCTCTCCCATATCAATAGTATATCAGAAAATAGATAACTGATCAGAGCTATTCCAATCAGTTCATAGTCAACAAATGCCATGATTAGTACGCAGTTCCAAAAGGATAGACAGCTCTGGCAGTTGAATGGTTTAATATCCGGAAGACTAAAAGTCTGGACTGCCCTGGCAAACCCAATGGACATCAGGATGATTATTAGATAAGTCATATTTGAATTGTTTAATTGCTGAATGTATTACTCTGAGAGATAGTCCAGTCTGAGATCTTATATCTCTGTAGGTCATGCCATACAGATGCATCCTGGTTACCTCTTTGATGAAGAGCTCCTGGTCATCTGTAGACTCTCTCTCCATGTACTCTCTTAGATACTCTTGGTATTCTCCCTCTTCATTTTCATCATCACTTTGCAGTGGTATGTCGTAGTCCAAGGATACCATGTGGGCCATTGTGTTGAATTGCTTGTTCCAATCACTACCAGGCCATTTCCACTGATTGAATGCGAATCTTGCGAAGGTCCTAGGTAGATCCTCCTCTGGGATGTTGCGATCATGCAGCAGTAGGTAGATATGGCCGACAAGGTCCTTGTGTAGGTCAGAGCCTCCAGTGATCTTCTTTGCGATTTTGTATGCTTCATGCTCCCAGAACATTGGTGCAGTAGTGCCAGGCTTGATTGATGAATGATTCAGATACCTGGTTACCCTTGAGGAATCTGTAGAGCTGATGGTAAGGAAGTCCAGAGTCTTCACTGAGATGTCGTATCTTATAGCGAGCTGAGAGCCTCTGCTGTAGAGAGGCCCTCAGTTTATCACTTAATTCAGAATGGGAGATCATCATCTTCATCTGTTATTGGTTTGATATTAGGAGTATTTCCTGATTCTTCAGGCTTCACCCATGGCTCTTTGATAGCAGCACTAAAGTACTTGCCTGCTTGCTGTCCTTCCTTAACCCATAGTGATATCTCCCACATCTTACCTTCTACATTGATCTTGCCTCTGTAATCAGGCTGATTGTCTGCTGTCTTCTTGTCGTTCTTAAAAATAGATCCGCTGTTAATCTTTGTTTCCATACACTTTATTTATTACTATAATCCATAACTCTTCTACGAGATTCAATCTCTTGCATTTTGTCCTCAATTGCTTTAGCCACCTCCTGATACTGAGCATGACTCAAAGGTAACTCATTAAACGTAACGAATGAAATCTCCCAATAGTAATGATTGGTCATTCGCTCATATTTTTCCTTCTGTCTAGTCATGATTCACTTGTTTATCAGTTCGTTCATTACTTGAGCATAATACTCAGATGCATAACGGAGTTTTGTAAGCATATCAAGCTCAAGCTCAAGGTCTCTCTGGTATCTTACCACTGTGATTCTCTTTGCAGGATCAATGTGATCTACCCGGTGCAGTGATAGGTTATCCCATGGACTGAGTAGATTGAATTCATCCTTCGGATCCGTAGATACCATGCAATGAATCACCTCAAAGCTATCTCTGTCATAGAGATGCATATATCCTCTGCCTTGCCATTCATAAGCTGAGTCTTCAGCATCTTCCTTGGTAGCAGGGAAAGTCTCCATGGACCATGATGTCTTCACATCAATAATCAAATCATCAAGGAGTATATCGCACTCTCCTGACATCAGATCTGTCTCTACTCTTCCAGTATGTTTCTTGTAGTCTGTGAATCTGACAGCATTGATCAGATTGATAGAGTCCTGCTCCTGGATCAGACCTTTGCTTATGTACTTATTATTGAGCTCAATATCGTATCCATAAAAGTGCTGTTTAGCTAGGCTTTTGATATAGCTCTTTGCAGTCTCAGATAGTTCCTCACTCTTTGACCTTGGCTTTGTCATGAGCTTACCGATTGATGAAGGTCTCCATTTCATATCTGTTGACTTTGTTCGTTAGTCAATGTGTAATTATCAAGGAGTGCCTCTTTGGTATATCTACCTTCAGCTATTGCATCAAGAGCCTTCTTGAAACCAGTCTCTGAGATTGCAGGCTTCTTCTGTGGCATTGTCTTAGCTGCTTCAGCTCCATCATCATCTGTTGCTGCCAATGTGAGCAGACTGACCAATGAGTACCTTCGATAGTAAGAGATGGCAGATCCAAGCTGCTGAGGATTGGTGAGTGCAGGCAGTCTCATGAATGATTCTATCTTCTCTCCAGAGTCTACATCAATAATCTGAGTTATCACTACATCATCATTCACTGGCTGTAAGATCATAAGACCATTATCCAGGAGGATCTGTTCACATGCATCAAGCACTGCATTGAGATCCGCGTAGGATTGCTTAAAATGTGGATTCTTTGCGTTCTTGTGAACTTTGCCGATCTGCTGCTTTGCAGACCATAGCTTTCGGTACATAGGCACCGGAGATGATAGCTCATCTGTTTTCTTTGTTGTTGCCATTTTTATTATAGTTAAAATTTATACAAATGTAATTTATTTTTCCATATACGAATCATACCATTCAATGAATTGATCAAAATCTTTAGCGATGATATACGTACCTCCTGCATTCTCCACTGTCTCCTGATAAGCTTTCTGCAATTGTGACTGAGAATCTCTTCCAATCTTTACCTCAATCTTTACAGATCTTCCTTTGATAGTTGCTGATATATCCGCTGATCCTGGTGTACTCCCTGATCTTGTCCAGGAGCCTTTTCCAATTGTCCTGGTGACTCCATCCATGTTAGTGTATTTTTTAGCAGCTCTATAGGTCCCCATAGTATTGATTCGCTCTGCCTGGTATCCTGACATCTGAATAAATGATACTATCATCTTGGTGAGTCCATTGGCTGTCTTATCTGACCATGCAGTCTTAGCTAAGCAATGCTCTGGAACTAGTGGATGCTTAGCTTTGAGATGATCCC